TTTTTTTTTTTTGGAAAAAGCTGTTGAGGGCCTGACATACTCCCACGTGTTTTAACCGTGGGCTTTCTTGCCAAGAATATCGTAAACTGGCTGGAGTATCCGCCATTTTATTGTGTTTTTTTTTGTTGACTTTGTGGTGCGTGTGTGTTATGCGATAGGAAACTGTAAAGAAAGTTTACACTTTTACCTTTACTTGAGACGGTTCGAGACACTTTTACGGTATAATCATGGCCACGCGTAGAAATACAGCTAAAAAAAGATTGAATAGGGCTAAATTGCTGGAGTACCTTTCCAATCCTGCCAATCCAACGCTGGATCGGTGTGATCTCGCTACCCAAGTCATTGGATATAAAAGCAAACATACGATTTACAAGCAGTTTACGCCGGACGAATTGACCGAAATTGAGTGGGAAGCGTTGGCTCTCAGGCGCAAGCGATACGCGCCGAAGATGTTACGTGTAGATCGGGGTCTGCTGAAAAAAGCAGAAGAGGGCACCGCCGCGGAAGCCAAGTTGGCTTATCAGAAATTTGAGGGCTGGAGCGAGAAACAGAACATTGAGGTTGGTCTCAATATGGAGGTCTTGAATATCATATTTGCCGTGCTGCCTGCAGATTATGTTACTGCGGTCAAGGACGCTTTGCGGGCTGTGACAAGCAGTTCGAGTTCTAAGCCGGTATCCCAACTGAAGCCATAATTAATTGATATTATTGCGATAAGCAATGTGACAGACAGAGAAACACCCCTATTAGTACCCCATTTTAGTTTGGTGACTTTCAAAACTTTTTGAGGCATATATATTGATACCAGCTCCTGACATGCTACCTCGCCCGGATGAGTTTGCGCGACTTCTTGCGTCTCAGCTATCCCCGGATGTGCTGGACGATTTTAGGTCGCAGCAGGATTTCACCGCTTATCAGACAGATCCTGTAGGGTTCTGCGAGACAATCCTTCATGTGCAACTCACCGACGATGTCAAAAACATGATGAAATCGGTGAGGGACAATCCCATTACAGTCGCAGTATCTGCCAATGCCACGGGAAAGAGCCACGGCGCAGCCAGGGTCTCTATATGGTTTTACCTTGCTCACCCCAACGCAAAAGTTTTCACTGCCGCCGCTCCGCCGCTCGACAATTTGAAAAACATACTCTGGGGTGAGATCGGGTCGGTCGTGGCCCAACAACCTGAATTGTTTGAGAAGCATACCCTTACCTCGCTTGATATCAGGCGGGGGCCTGCAGATTTTCTGACGGGAGTTACAATCCCAAGTTCGGGAACAGAAAAAGAAAGAGAAGCTAAGTTCGCCGGCAAGCATGCCGTGCACATGCTGTTCGTGATTGACGAGGGCGATGCTGTCCCTGATTCAGTATACTCAGGGATTGAATCGTGCATGTCGGGGGGCGCAAAGGTACGACTGTTGATCATGCTCAATCCCCGGCATGCTTCGGGGGCGGTGTATCGCATGCAGCGTGACAGAATGGCAAACATTGTGCATCTGTCTGCATTCCGACACCCGAACGTGATCACAGGGGAGAACCTGATCCCCGGAGCTGTTGATCGGGAAACCACGATTCGCCGCATTAACATGTGGACTCGACCGGCAAAATCTAATGAGCATATCACCAAAGATGCACTGTTCACACTGCCAGACTATCTGTCCGGTGTTCAGACCAGCATAGATGTCCCCCCTCTGGTGCCCGGAAAATACAAAATCATCAACCATGCGTTCAGCTATATGGTTCTGGGGCGGTATCCTGCTCAAGCGCCAAATCAGTTGATATCAAGCGAGTGGATATCACAAGCCAGGGCGAGATATGATATTTATACCAGCAAGTTTGGCCAGGTCCCGCCAGTCAGTGTGCCGGGTATCATGGGGCTTGATTGCGCTGAGCAGGGCGACGATTTCAATGTTGCTGTTGTCAGGTATGGGGGTTATGTTACCGATTTTGCTGAGTGGGGCGGGGTAGATATGATTGTGACAGGAGGCAAAGCTGTAGATTTTTATGCCAAAAATTCTAATGTTGTGAAGGCGTATGTGGATGCCACTGGTGTAGGTGCTGGGGTCGCACCGCACATGCAACGGCTGGATTGTGTGGCGGAAAGTGTGAAAGTTGCCGCGGCCTCGACATATGAGACTGAGATGGGCGACTTCCGGAAGCTGCGAGATCAATTATGGTGGCGGGTGCGGGAATGGCTGAAAACAGACAACACCTCAATGTTGCCGCCCGATGAGGGGTTGATCGAAGAGTTGACCTGCCCCACGTATGAGCTTGTCAACGGAAAGATCGTGGTAACAGGCCAGAGGGACATCAAGGAAATTCTCGGTAGATCGCCGAACAAAGCTGATGCGTTGCGAATGACGTTTGTTGCTCTGGATGGTGGGTTTTTCAGAGGTTGCCAGTTTGATTCGTAACATAGAAAAGCGAGTTGTTGAAACCGGGCTGGGTCGGAAACACACCTATTTTTACGACGCCGGGAAAAATGCTGAATACCGTCGGGTTGTTGGCGGAGTTGCGTGGCCTGTTGCCAACTCGTTAGGTTTCGTTTGCGTTTTAGCCGAAAACAATAGCATCGATCCTCGATTGAAAACCAGACATTACAAGATATTAGACGAGTTTGAGAGTCTTGACGTTGATAAGATCATCAAGCGATTATACGATTTCCAGAACCGATATCTTTTGACTCCTTGGTACGGGGATCGTAGTAATGATATGATGGGTTATTTGATCGATCAGTTCAATCGAGGTCTTGGCTCGAAAAAAAAAGCAATTTATATTGAAGAAGCCCCGTTTGCTGAAGACAGGCACAACCTCCAGCTATACGCGAACCAAATTAAAGCAAGGACTATGGCCAACAAAAAATCGTTGTTTTTTGGCCCTGACAGCAAGCTCCCGGCAGCGTTAACCGGCCTGACACCCGATGCGGTGCAGACCAAGGCTGCGCAGTTGTTCCCGCCGGTTGCTGCGCTTGGGTTTGCGCTTGGAGGCTTAGACGAATCATATGCTGAAGTATTTCATGATCAGGAACTACACGATCGATATCGTAGCCGCATGGCGGTAGAAGGGTTATAAAAGGTTGACTTTGTTACAGTAATGCGTCATTGTGAAAATTATAGTAATAATATTAACAACTTACAATAAAAGGAGCCTGGAAAAATGAATGAATCAATATCAGAGATTACGAACAGGATTCAGGATCAGAAGACAAGAAGAGCTGTGAAAGCAGCATTTGACAAGGTGGTTTTAGATTCCGGCAATAACAAGGCTGAAATTCTCACCGCCGCAAAGCAATTGACAAAAGAAGATAACGGGAAAACGTTCTATCTCAATTCTGCTACCGAATTTACGGTCACATTACCGGCAGTTGCGACCGCGGGCCTCGGTTGGTGTTGCGAGTTTATTGTAATGGCGGCGCCGTCCGGAGCGGCTTATGTTATTACCGAGTTGGCTTCATCAGACACAAACGTTATTATAGTCAACGGTATCAATGAGTTGGAGGTTGACACAAGTGACGATGGTCCTTATCTTGCAACAACCACGACTATCTCGTTTGCTGATGGTGTCGCGGTTGCCGGTGACTGGGTTCGCATCCGAAGCAACGGGGTGACCTATTTTGCTACAGGCCAGACGAATGCCGACGGCGGGATTGCGGTCGCTTAACGGGTTGCAGGAGCTATATGTCTGATTTATATAACAAAAACGAGCCTATGGGCTTTGAAGACATTGAAAAGGCGGTCGAAAAAGAAATAGAGGCTGCGCAAGAAGCCAGGTCTGCCCGGGCTCCCGACCGTCAGAAAAACTGGGACAGGTACTTTGGGAAGCCCTTGGGGAACGAGGTCAAAGGACGCTCTCAGTTTTTGACACGAGATTTGTTGGAAACGATTGAAGCTATTTTACCTTTTCTAATTAAGCTGTTTGCGTCAGGTGATCCCAAAGTTGAAGTTGCTGTTGTCGGACAGGAGGCCTGGATTGGCAAAGCTTTGATGCAAAAGATACAGTTAGATCTTGGTAACGCCACTCCTAACCTTTTCAGTCTGTTTTATCAGTGGTTTAAGGATGCGCTGGTTTCAGACACAGCCTATGTTAAGGTGGCCTGGGACCTGGATCATGCAAATGTGCAGGTCGACTTTGATGATCTCCCCGCTGAACAGATGCAGCAATTAGTTGATGATGATGCTGTTGAAATCACAGGATCACCGACAATTGTAATTGAGCCGCAAACAGGACAAATTGCTTTTCAAGGCGTGAGCGCAAAAATCAAAAAGCTGGTGAAGGATGCCCTTTACGCGGAAAACACGCCTTATTGGGAGTTTTTGATCAGCTCTAAAGCCCGGAGTATGAACGACGAATATGGGAAGGGCCAAGAGACTGAGGTCTCTGTAGATTACTTGAAACGAACAAACAGGGCATATGGTGGTAAGTATTTTAAAAATTTAGATAAATTAGAAACAGGCCAAGGAAAAGATGGAGCGGATAATCTGGCCGATGGAGAAAAGTCAAGTTACGAGGACCGGGTAGACAGCTCGCTTCTTGACGGGGATCTGGAGACAGGGGCAAAAGCCTCTGTGAAATTTATTGAATGGTATACACGGCTGGATGTGGATGGTGACGGGTATCTTGAGAATATCACAACCTATACCGGCAATGGCCATTTGTTGCGCTGGGAAAAAAATGAAGACGAGTTTATTCCGTTCTCTTCCCTATCCCCGATTATGAATTGTTACAAGTTCCATGGCGTTTCGTATGCGGATTTACTGGTTGAAATTCAGAATTTGAAGACCATGTTGTTCAGGCGAATTCTGGACAACTTTGATTTTCAAAACTCTGGTCGATGGCTGAAGGATCCCAACAGCAGCATTGACACCAGTGCCCTACTAAATAACAGCCCTGGCAGCGTCATCACAGGGAAAATAGATGGGTTGAAAGATATCACGCCGAGTGCTTTCCAGCCAGCCACTCTCAGCATCCTTGAGTACGTGGACACGCTCAAAGAGAATCGAACGTCTATTACGAAATACAACCAGGGGGCCGATGGAAATTCGCTTAACAAAACCGCGAGGGGTATACAGATGATTCAAAGCGCCTCCATGCAACGCCTTGAATTAATAGGAAGAATCTTTGCGGAGCTTGGCTTGAAGGACTTTTACAGGAAGTGCGTTCTTTTATATCAGAAAAACTTGAAGCAACCGTTCACCATGAAAGTGCTTGGCCAGGAACGGGAAATAACACCTGATATGATCCAGGGGGAAGTAACTACGACTGTAAACATGGGTGTTGTCGGTTCGGTTGGTCAGGAAGAGGCTGAAAAGATAGAACATATCATCACGGTATTGTTCAGTGTGAATGAAAGATTCCCAGGGATACTGACCGAAGAATCAGTTCACAGTTTGATGTCAAGGTACATTACGTCATCGGGCTTCAACAATGTAGATGATTTTATTGGGGATATTGAAGGATACATTTCAAAGCTTCAGCAATCGCGGCAGGAACAGGGTCAGATACAGCAGCAAATGATGGAATTTCAGAAGCAATTACAACAGATGGAATTACAAATCAAAGCGCAGGATTCTCAAACCAAGGCGCGAAAAGTTGAACAGGACGGCGTGATTGCGGGCGCGGAATTGCAGCTGGAAAAAGAACTTGCTCTGGCAGAAATAGACCAAAAGGATACGGATAGTCGACGGGACCATCAATTAGGGTTATTGAAAAGCCTTGCTGGTGCCCAAAAAACGAGATTCACAATATGAACAACATATCCTTAGAAGAGCAGGAAGCGATTGATAAGAATCATAGAGCGCATCTTGCTGCAGAGGCTAAGCGCGTTCTTAGCGAGCCGCTTATTGATGCGTTTATATCGGAAAACGAACAGAACGTATTGGTTGCACTCAAAAGGCTCCCTATGGGCGCAGAATTGCATATGTATCAAACACTACATCATGATTTGCTTGCTACAATGAGATTCAAGGAAAGGCTTGAGGCTTACATTCAAAATCATGAATCTGCAGAACTGCAAGAGCGACTCAAGCAGCATAGTGTTGCTGGAGTTTGAGGAAAAAAGACTATGGCGACACGAGGCTATAGTATATTATACAGCGACATTGGCTGTAAAAACAACGAAATAACATTCAAAGTTTAAAAAGGAGTTATTAAAATGGAAGATCAAAAATTACTTTTGGCGCAGGGAACAGGAGCTGCGGTATACCTTCGTTTGGGATGGTGCCCGGCGAAAGTCATTTTGCAGGGGTCAGTTGAGGAAGATAGTTCTGTTTGGACTATTGATTTGACTGCTGCATATGGTATTGAATCTATAGACTCAACTGGAGTGACAGAGTTGACGACTGATACAGGTATTACACTTGTTCAGTTTGAGGGTGATGCAGATACGATTCCGACTTCAGCCCCCACTTCTCTGGAGCCGGCTGAGTATTACAAAGCTAACGGAATCGCCGTAGCGGCATCAGCCGCGTGCAATGTGGATGGTAACCCGTTTACTGTACATGCTTTCAGGTTAAACGTTCCCATTGTGAAGGGTATCCATGACGGTACAACCAGCAGCAATACATACTTTGAAGATTCCAGCGTTGATTTTATTGAAGCTGGTGTTTCAGGGAATGGTAAGTTTATTATCATAAATGAAACTAACGACAACATGGCGTATGTTGGAGAGATTACAAAACCGGCAGGTAAAGACAAATACTGTCGAATTTATACTTATGAAGATGAATCTCTTACTACGGCTACTGCCGCTGCGGATTTTGATACATCCGATGTGGTTTTTATCATACCCCGTATGTACGCGCAGTATCCGCCAATCACGGCAATGACATAATTAATTGTTTTAACCGCTAAGTTACAGCGACACCGGCTGTAAGGAGGACGACATGTCCAGAGAAGAAGCAGTAATAGAAGAGGTAGACATGGAAGACAAGATCACAGATGACTCAAAAGATCTTGAAAAAACAGACGATGAACTTAGAGAAGAAGAACGCCAGGCTGAACAAGATGTAGTTGTTGACGAACTTTCTTCAGAAGACGATTCGGTTTCAAAAGAAGGGTCCGGAGAACCTCCTCGTTTTACGTTGGCCACGCAGGAAGAGGCACAGGGAACTGAAGACAAAGATGGCCCGGAACTAATTGATATCGTTCACAATGGGCAGGCGCATCGGTTGACTAAAGAAAAGTTGATTGAGTTGGCACAAAAAGGCTTTGATTACGATTATAAGGTTGGTCCTCATGGTAAGCTTGTTGAGATGATAGACAGCGATCCTGAACTTGCCCAACTCATTAATGATCACTGGCAAAAAAAGTTGGTGGGGCCTGAAGTTAATGCCGCGGGGGTCGAAGCGCTTGAAATCACGCCTCTCGATGATTATGAAGACGAAGCTGAGTGGCTGAAAGCCAACATTGCGAATGCGATCAAACATGACCGGGCGCGGAATCCGCAACCCGTCGTTCAGCAGCCGGTACAAAACCCGGCGATAGATGCTTTGCGCATGAGGGATCCGGAGCATTTTGACAGCGTTGTTTCAAAGCTTGGTGAGTATGCTGGGCAATTAACTGTTGATGATTATAACAAAGTGGACAATGACATGAGCGCGTTCATTAAGTTTTACGATTTTGTAAAAGAGAGAGTGGTGTCAGACGCTGCCGGTAAACAATCATCAACACGACGTGCTTCAACGAAAAAACCTTCTTTCAGGGTGAAGTCAGGTGGTGGCGAAGTTCCACGTTCAGGATCTCTTAAGGATGCTGCATGGAAATTGTCGCGTGCTGATTTTCAGAAGCAGTTAGATAAAATTAAAGGTTATGGATAACCCGGAAAATAAACTTTCCGATAAAAACAGGAGACATAAATTATGGCACTTATTACAGGAACAAGTGATGTTGCTGTTAATTTGCAGGGACATTACGACAGAAATTTACTTGAACGGGCATTGCCTGCGCTGATACATTCACGATTTGCGCAAACTCGTCCTCTCCCAAAAAACACGGGTACTCGTATTAATTTTAGACGATACGGGTCACTTGCTGTAAACACCACACCCTTGACTGAGGGTGTGACCCCGACCGGGAAAAAACTTACCACCACCGACATTTACGCGGTGGTAAAGCAGTATGGGGATTTCTTAACTATTTCCGACTGGATTTCAATGACAGGGCTTGACCCGATATTGATCGAAGGTGGGGAAATTCTTTCCGAGCAAATGGGCCTTTCTGTCGATACTCTGGACAGAGATGTTTATATTGCTGGAACAAACGTCAGGTATGCCAGCGGTGTGGCGGCAAGAGCATCTGTAGCCGCCGCGGTTACGACCTCCGATCTTAAATCGGCGGTTAGGACGCTTGAGGGGGCAAACGCCAAGAAAATAAGGAGTATGATCGTTGGTGGTTCAAAAGTAGGAACTCGCCCGATTGCTCCTGCTTTTTATGGTATCACCCACACTGATTGCCGTCAGGATTATGAAAGCCTGAATGGTTTTACTAAAGTTGAAGAGTACGCCAGCCAAAAGAATGTACAGGAAGAGGAAATTGGTTCCTGGGGCAATGTTCGTATTTTGACTACAACCAATTCCAAAATTTGGCAGGCAGGTGGTGCTGTTGTTGCGACTAACCCTGATCTTGTAGCGGATGACTCAACGAATATTGATGTGTACAGTACATTGATATTTGCGGCCAACGCGGTAGGAAATATCCCGCTACAAAAGGGTAATGTAAAAAACATTATCAAAAAAATGGGTTCTGCCGGAACTGAAGACGCTTTGGATCAGCGGGCAACTTCTGGGTGGAAAGTAGCGCGTACTGCCAAGATTCTAAACGATGATTTTATGATTCGTATAGAGCACGGAGCGACAGATTTGTAATAATATCAAGTGGTTATCTATAAACAGTAGGTTGACAAAGCAGTATAAAAGTCTTATAAAAATATAATTATTGGGGATAGGGACGTACACCCGAAAACCGGAAAACTCCACCGGCTTCTCCAATTTAATTTAGGAGTATATCAGAACACAAAAGCTGTTTGGCGACAATGAGCCGGACGACAACAAGGAGAACATTATCATGACAGAAGAAAAGGGTATTATGAGCGACGAAGTTTTTCACAGTAAAGAGGCTTGCCTTGACATGATCGGACAGAAAGGTTTACACGGGCTTTACGAAGTAATCGGCCACGAAGGAGGGGGGTGGGTAGCAGTGCCTAAGAGGCCAGAAACAACCACCCAGGTAGCCAAGAGGTCCCGGCCAACGAGAGCGCCTAAAAAGGCTAAACAAAAGTCGTCATCGTTAGGGAAGCTGGTAAAGTGTCGGGTGTACAGGTCAAACGTTGACCCTGACAACAGGGATATGCCGATTAGCGTCTGTGTCAATTCTCTGGCTAATAAAAAGATATTCTGGCCCGGCGAAGAGGTAGAGCTGCATGAGGCGCACATTAACGTTCTTAAAGATTCAGTTGAAGAGACTCGTATTCTTATACCGCCCGAATCAGGCGTGTATGCGTCAAAAGACCCGTTATCTGTCGCTCAGGGGTTTTATCCGAACATGACTGGGTCAATTAATTCAATGGACAACATGATTACAATGACGTCAAGGATACCAAACTATCTTGTCGAAGTCGTATCTTGAAAGTCCTAAAAGGAAATAAGGAATGGGGACTGTTGCGACATATGGAGACCGTGCGGGCTTAAAAGTTCGTGATCCGAACTATAAGCAATTTCCAAAAACAGTTCGACTCGGTATCTTTAATGACATTTTAGAAACTCTTTATCAGAAGCTTGTAGCTGTAGAAAGCAATCTTGTTTATGCTGAGGGTACGCAAGTAACGGTAGATGGCACTGCTGAATATACTCCGTCATTTAATTTTGATGGTTTCTTGCGCGCAGGTAGCTGGGTGGACGGTGAGGACACATATCTCAAGCAGGTGCCAGAGAGCGACAAGATACGCTTTGACTATGGCTCTACCAAAAGCCAGCCCGAAGCCTTTTATGTTACCGAAGGGGGCGCTATAGGGTATTTATGGGTGCCTGACGACGCATACACCGTTCATCATCAATATTGGATGCCGATTACAGCCTTGACTGATTATGATACGGACGATTTACCCTGGGGCGGCGTTTTTAATCGAGTTATTGAGCGGCTTTTAGTGATAGAGATGCTGGAAATACTGGAGCTGGACAACAGTAGGCATGCTGCGTTAGCAGAAATAGAAATGAGCTCGGCGATGGCGATGGTTTATGCCAGAGGCATACGGCCGCAAAAGGTTGTGTCCAACATGTTTTCTGCAGAAGGGATCTGACAGAATGGCCCCCAACTATAGACTTTTGGGTCGAACACCACGGCAAAGAAGACCTTCTCAGCCGTTAGTTCTTAATAATTTTCGTTTTGGATTGAACACGGCTTTGTCCCAGGCGTCCATCCGTCAGGATGAGGCGAGTTCTTTAGTTAATTTCAAAATACTGCCATCGGGTGTTTTACAAATCCGAGAAGGTTTAACTCGATATACCTCAAGCGCGCTTCCAGATCCGGCATCACATATTCAAAACTTCACCTTCAATCTGGATTTAAGTCAGTTTGCAATTTTTGAAGATACTGACGACAGAGAATGGACGAACGCAGCCAATAGAGAGTGGCAGGTCAAGATACCGGCCTCGTCGGGTTTTGATGAATTAATAGTGACGAAACCGGATAATAAGTTGTATCGGCTCACAGAAGGAAAGGCTCCGAGCTTGATTACGACTCTTGAAGGCGAGGCAACCATCATCCCCGCAGGCGACAGGGCTTTTATCTGCGATTCAAGTTATTTAAAATATTGGGACAAAACGTCAGCGAGTGTATTGATGGCATATGATGACGGCACAGGCGCAAACGGATATCAGCATACCGGGCTTACTCTCACAGCAGACACACATCTCAAGTTATATTCCGGTAACAACACCAGGTCCGGTATTAAATTCACGACACAGCATTGGGACAGCGGGTATACTATTACCGCGACAAAGGTAGAGGTTTACGTCAGGAAGGTCGGATCCCCAACGGGTTCTGTCGGATGCGAAATATACACCAGTGCAGGGGCTTTATTTGTTACAAGCACAACCACGTATGAGGCCGCAGACATTGGCACCACGGCTGAAAAACTTTCTTTTATATATGCAAGTGGCGCGTTCGCCCCTTCTACTGCGTATTGGGCTGTTGTTACCTTTTCAGGAGGAGGTGGCCTAAGTGCAGAGAAAGTAACCGATGGTGTTTTTGCCGGTGCGGGCGACTGGACATGGGGCGCGGGGTGGGCACATGATGGCGGTTCTTCAGAAGCCGACGCCACAGCTTCGAATGCGGATCTTGAGCAGGATGTGACCGCGGTTGCGGGTGAAAGCTATAAGCTTGTTTTTACAGTAAAAAACTATAGTGCCGGTTCGGTTCTGCCTAAGCTTGGTGGGACAGACGGTACATCTGTCAGTGCTGATGCGACATATACACAATATATCCATTCGATTACCACAGGCAACCTGATATTCGATGCTACTGGGTTTACAGGGTCAATTGACGATGTTTCGGTTAAAAAAGTAGTCGATTACATCCAGGTTGAATACGACACGACTACGGCTGATGGTAATGGGAAATATTATGACGGTTCATGGCATGACGACTCTTTTAAACTGGGTTTGGTTGGAGTAAAGCCAGGGAGACCGCCAAGGGGCATGTTTGGCCTTATTCAAAACACAAGGCTGTACACTGCTGGGGATCCATTACAGAAAGGTGTGGTTTGGTATTCCAATGTTAACGCAGCGTTTGATTGGTCCACTGCTGATGGCGGCGGCTATATCGGGGCTATTGACCAAACGCTATCTAATTTTTCCGTTGGCGCTCTTATCTCGATTTATGGGGGTGTTTATATTTTTGGTCAACAGTCTCAGCCATATTTATGTAAGCTTTTAGGTTCATCCCCGTCAGAATATAGCCTCCCCCCGATACTGCAAAAAGTTTACACGACTCACAAAACTGTATTGTACACAGGCAATGATGTCTGGTTCGGAAGCGAAATCGGCGTTAATGCGTTGAGTGGGGTGCAGCAATATGGGGATCTACGAACCTTTACTGAGTCTGACGCGATTGTTGACAGAATCAACGATTACTGGAACGATTCTGAAGCAATCTCTGGTTATTTTGGAGAAACCGGCCAATATTTCCTAAAACTCCCAGGTTATGGGCGTTGCCTGGTGGCACATACAAAACAGCCGGTTCAAGACGCAAGGGGGCAGGTTAAGCATCCCTGGACCGAGTATGTTTTTATCAAGGAAGATTTGTCATTAGCTACTTGTACCTGGGTGGCAAGCGGTAAGGGTACGAATGAATATTATTTAGAACTGGCTTCTTCAATATCAAAACCGGCGTATTTACTTTTTCAAGACTCAATTATTTCTGAAGGGGTGACTGGCAGTCTTTCTGATCATGAATGGAGCCACGGCGATAATGACTCGCTGGGCTATGATACCGTATACATTAGAGATGATTCGGGCGACCCGGACACGACCGGCGTAAAAATAAAAAGCGTGCTGGAACCCACTGCTTTTGCCAATTATGACAATACGTTTTTTGTAGCTTGTGACGACGGTTACATTTATAAAATGGATAACACGGTGGAAGAAGATAACAGCGTGGAGATACCGTATGTCGTTGGTACCAAGTTGTTTGAAAGCCCTTTTAATGAAATTTGTTTGGAAAAATACGATGTTTCATGCGCCACTTCTTCATCTTTAGTGACGCTCGATCTTGAGATTTATACCGGTCAAACAATGATTGACACGTTACACTCTTCGACTGCGGATGTGATCTATACGATTAGTGTGGGCAGTGAGTACGACAGAAACTTAAACGCAAATTATAACGGGTTTATGGCTGTCCTGCGCAACATCAATCCTGACAGCCAGGAATTGCAGGTTAACAACATTGTTTTAGTGACCCGCACCTTCAATGTTTGAAATGAGGAACAACTATGGCGCTTAAAAATTACAGTGCGACTTCATTAACTGGTGGCGGGAGCGGCGCGTTAGACTCTATTGATGGCGCCGGGCTCGCAGACCTTGACTCATGTATAGTTTTCACGGTCAATACGGTTTATTTTTACACCCTTGACGATGACTCTGCTGCAGCAGAAAGCTCCCCGGATGTGATCGCACCGAACACAAATGCAGGCGATAAAAGGTGGGTTTTGGTAACGAGTTTCGGAGTAAGTGGGATCGTAACGCTTTCAAATACAGGGCTTCATATTCTTGATACCAACGCTTCTCATGATTTGATTATTAAGCCTGGTTCAAACTTAACTGCTGACCGGATATTAACCCTTACCACCGGTGACACGGCCAGA